ATGGGGTGATACTACAAACACCAATCTTGAGTTAATAGCAGAAGCTTTTAGTTATGGCACAGAAGCCATTACAACTAATGCTGATACGCATACTACTACAATAGCAGATGGAGCAACAGACCCAGGTAGGTCTATATTCTTAAAATATACAGGTACATTAGATTCCACCTGTACTATTACTATAGGACCGAATACAGTATCTAAACTATGGATTATAGAAAATGGAACAAGTGGTTCTCAATCTATAATAATTAAACAAGGTAGTGGAGCTACAGTTACTATACCTTCAGGTAAAACTAAAGTTATTTATTCTGATGGTGCTGGTTCTGGCGGAGCTATGGTAGATGCTTTTGCTACTTTAAATTTACAAACAAGTGGCATTATTGAAACCAGTTCTTCAATTCAAACCCCCTTAATAGAATATACTGATGGAGATGATGCCATGACCATAGCTGATGGTGGAGGTGTTACTTTTGCACAAACAGCTACTTTTAGTGATGATATTATTATTGGCGATGGTAAAACTATAGGCTCTGCTTCAGATGTAGATGCTATGACTATTGCTGCTAATGGTCAAATAACATTAACACAAACTTTAATTGGCACAGCTTTAGATATTTCAGGAGATATAGATGTAGATGGAACTACTAATTTAGATGTAGTAGATATAGATGGTGCGGTTGATATGGCTACTACACTTACAGTTGGTGGTGAAATAACAGCAGCTAGTTTAGATATTTCAGGAGATGTAGATATAGATGGTACATTAGAAACAGATGCTTTATCTATTGCAAGTACAACTATTACTTCAACAGCAGCAGAATTAAACTTTAGTGATGGAGTAACTTCCAACATACAAACCCAGCTCAATACAAAAACCTCAACAGGTAAAGCCATTGCCATGGCTATTGTATTCGGATAATATAGGAGACAATTATGGCATCAGTAAATATAGTAAACGTAACATCCATTTTACCATTCGTAATTAATGGAGCAGTTACAACTTCATCAGTAAACATCATAGACGTACCTGCTGATAAATTATATAAAGTAAACACAATATTAATAGCAAACGTAGATGGTACAAATGCAGCAGATATAACTGTTGAAGTATCAACTGATAATGGTTCTAGCTATTACAATATAGCAAAAACAATTTCCGTACCAGCAGACTCAACATTATCTTTACTATCTACTACTCTTTATTTAGATGAAACAGATTTATTAAAAGTAACAGCTAGTGCTAATAGTGATTTACAGTATACAGTATCTGGTGAAATCTTAGATGACGCATAAGGAGTTAGAAGATGGCTCATTTTGCAGAACTTAATAGCAGTAACGAAGTAATACAAGTAGTAGTAATATCCAACGAGGATGTAGATGCTAATGGTGGAGATTATTCATCTGAAGCAGAAACTTTTGTTTCTAATCTTATACCTTATTCAGAACACGGTGTTGCTTGGAAACAAACTTCTTATAATGGTAATAGACGCAAACAATACGCAGGTATAGGACTTACCTACAATGCAGCAAAAGACAAATTTATATTACCTCAACCCCATGCTTCTTGGTCATTAGATTCTAACGATGATTGGCAGGCACCTGTAACCTACCCTAATATTAAAGAAGTAAACTCTAATCCTATTGAAATACTATGGGATGAAACTAATCAAAAATGGATAGGTAAAACTCATACAGGCGATAATTTACAAATAGAAACAGACTATGAGTGGGATGCAAGTGGTCTATCATGGAATGAGGTTTAATTATGTCAGAAGGTAATGGTGGAATTATTGGACCAGATAATGACCCAACAACAAGTACACAAAGTGCTGTAACAACTACTTTTAATTCTAGTGGAACTTTAACCACAGCAACACATACAAAAGAACTACAATACCTTATTATCGCAGGTGGCGGTGGTGGCGGAGGTCATCCTGTAGCTCCAACATTTACTGTTGGTTCTAGAGGTGGAGACTCTTCTATAGCAGGAACTCCCATTACAACTGTTACCTCAACTGGCGGCGGAGGAGGTGATACAGGCTATTTCACACCTAATCCTGGAACACAACCTGGAGGGTCTGGTGGCGGAGGAGGTCGTTTTGCTATTGGTACTGGAACAGCCAATCAAGGATTTAATGGCGGAAGCGGTGCAAGAGCAAACCAGTTAGGTGCAGACGTATCTGGTGGAGGTGGAGGTGCTAGTGCAGCAGGTGGCAACGGAGTAGGAGCACCTACTTATGCAAGTGGTTCTGGAGGTGCAGGAGTTGCATCATCAATAACTGGCTCAGCAGTTACAAGAGCTGGTGGCGGTGGTGCAGGTCAATACTATTTCGGTGCTGGAAATGTTGGTTCTGGAGGTTCTGGAGGTGGCGGTAACGGAGGTAATCCAGCTAATACGGTTTCTGCTGGTTCAGCTAATACAGGTGGCGGTGGCGGTGGTTGGGCTAGTAATATTACTGCTTTCCAAGACTTTGGTGCAGGAGGTGGAGCAGGTGGTTATAGATGTTCTGTTCCAGGAGAAAGTTCTGGTGGAGGAGCTTCGGCTGAATCTACACTTACAGTTGTTGGTGCTACAAACTATACTATAACTGTAGGAGCAGGAGGAGCAGGAGCAGCAGCTCCAGCAAGTACAAGTGGTGGTTCTGGTATAGTTGTAACTAAAGAACCCGAAGTCAGTTTCGTATCAGGAGCATCTGGTATGTGGAGTTTGGATGAAGTTTACGACTTTGTAAAAGCTGGTACTTGGACAAATTAAAACGATAAAAAATGAATCTTAAATGGTATTACTGGTACTTTCAATCAGTTATACCAGAAAGAATCTGCGATGAAATAGTAAAATATGGTAAAGAGCAGGATAAAGAAATGGCTCTTACAGGTTATTCTCAATCCGAAAACCTTACCCAATTAGAAATTAAAAATATACAAAAGAAACGTAAATCAGATGTAGTATGGATGTCTGATAGATGGATATATAACGAAATCCAACCTTACATACATCAAGCAAATGCAAGTGCTAATTGGAATTTTGACTGGGATTGGTCAGAAGCTTGTCAGTTTACCGAATACAAAAAAGACCAGTTTTATGACTGGCATTGCGACTCACATGAAGAACCTTATGACCAACCAGATAATATAAATACTCATGGTAAGCAAAGAAAACTTAGTATGACTGTATCACTCACTGACCCTAAAGAATACGAAGGTGGAGATTTAGAGTTTGATTTTAGAAATACAGACGAAGGCTCTCAACCAAGAATATGTAAAGAAATTAGAAAAAAAGGAAGTGTAATTGTTTTTCCTTCTTTTGTTTGGCACAGAGTTAAGCCTGTAACTAAAGGTATACGACACTCGTTAGTGTGCTGGAATTTAGGATACCCATTTAAATGAGTTTTAAAAAAAATAAGTACCAAGTGATTAAAGGTGCAATATCAAAAGAATTAGCAGATTTTTGTTATCAATATTTTTTAAATAAAAGAAAAGTAGCTAGGCATTTATTTGATGAAAAATACATATCACAGTTTACCGAATACTTTGGAGTTTGGAATGATGAACAAGTACCTGAAACTTATTCACACTATAGCGATATTGTGATGGAAACTTTGCTACAAAAAGTAAAACCTATTATGGAAAAAGAATCAGAACTTAACCTTGTTGAAACATATTCATACGCTAGAATTTATAAAAAGGGTGACGAGTTAAAAAAACACAAAGATAGATACTCTTGTGAAATATCTACTACTATGAATCTTGGCGGTGATGATTGGTCAATATACATAGAACCAGATATTGAAATAAATTTAAACCCAGGCGATATGTTAATGTATCGTGGTTGTGATTTAGAACATTGGCGTGAGCCATTTACAGGCGAAGATTGTGGACAAGTGTTTTTACACTACAACGATAAAAGCAGTAAAGATGCAAAACAAAACAAGTTTGATGGTAGACCTATGCTTGGATTACCTTCTTATTTTAAATAAATGTCTTTTTGCACTATAATAACATTAAGTCTGTAAATACAGATTAAAACAAAGGAGAAAATATGATAGTAGAAATTATTATGTGGATAACAACAATAGTAACAGTTGCTTCAATCGTAGCAGCAAGTACGCCAACGCCTAAAGATGATGCTTGGATCGGTAAACTCTATAAGTTTGTAGATCTTCTTGCTTTAAACATAGGCAAAGCTAAAGAGAA